CCGCAACTCACAAAAGGGTCGCTCGAGTGCAGATGTATTTTCAGACTCAAGCGATGACGGGGACGAATCTGATGATTGCGACTTACTCGCAAGTCACAGTTTGTTTGGCACCAGTTCCGGACGCTCTATACGATCGCGCGTTCAGCGAAGCAGCAGAAGATCTGATGGCAGGGGTAACGGCGAAGATGCTGTGGTCCATGCCGATGCTGAAGAGACATTTGAATATTCAATTGTCAACTCATCAGTCATATCTAATGCTGTCAATGCTTTGCACGAAATCGCTTCTGAGAATGGAGAGATCCTTGCCACCGACGCTCAAACGCCGCCGGTTGCTAGGTTTTCACCTCGCGACGACATTTCGTCTCACTCAGATGAGAACGACGACAACTCCGGGCGAAGAGATACTCGCCATCCCGCCCTCGAGTCTGGATCGGATAGTGGATCCGGTGATTTATCAATTGCCGATGGACGATCTTCCGATGATGATGAGAAATATGGAGGAGTTCGACCGAGCGATGGCTTGGCGAGCTCAAGCTCCTCATCTCTATCAACCAGTTCCTCGAGTGGACACGTCGGGGATACCATCCATTCCAATGCATGGTGCTGGTCACGTGGCCGCCGCAGCGCGGTCCGTGATAGTGATCCCGACGACAGTGACGACGACACAGCCCGTAAACCCCGCTACAACTGTAGCAGCGCAGCATCCAGCACCCCTATTCGATTTGTAAGAGGTAGAGGTGGTGAAGAGGAAACACAGGACTCGCGTACCAAATCACCAACCGAGAAGCTAGCAGAGATTACCACTGCGGATTTTACTAGTTCGCGCCGATGGCGTTCGCTTGTTCATTCGTTAATGGTAGCTAGTGGTTCGTGGTTTGTTACGTTTGTCTTGGGTGTTGTGTCACTCACTTGCACACTGGTAATGCCCTTCTTTGTGGTTATGGCTTGTGTGACTTTCATTTTGACAGTCCGATGTTGTTCAAAGGCGTCTGCTGTGTGGCCTCTTGTGCTGCGTTATTTTCATGACTACATTGCGCGTGTGTTTACTGAACGGGCTCAGGATCTCCGTGAGTATACGGATCGTTCTGTTCGCTCCGTTACAGAAAACATCAACAAGCAAGTAAGGAATGTGGCAACGCATGCGAGTAGCAAGATTACACAAGTTGCGCATGCAACTTCGGCAACAGTGAGTGGGGTTGTCAAACAAACACAAAACACGATGGGTGTCATCTCAAAAATAGCATTTATCATGTCCTGTCTCGCAGTCGTCGGAACTATTGTTAGACGATTGTGGCGTCGCTTCACGACCCAATCACGAGTAACTGGAGACACTCCGAAGCAATTGTATGAGAGTGCTACCAGTGTGGTTGGTGATGCAGAGCATCGATTATTTGTTTCAGCAGCAGATTCTATTCTCGCGCTCATTACTGTATTTTTGGCCGTCATTAACAAGGACTGGATCGGTGGTTTGAAAGACTACCGTCTAATGTCGAGTGTTGTTATGTGGGTCAATAAGGCGTATTTGGGTGTGAAAGTATTGCTGTGTTTTGATGATGACGAAGACGGTAATTCACGCATTTATTCATTTACTAAAGCTCTACTGGCTCGTTTCAAACGGCGACATGCTGTAGTTGAGGCAGTCGAGAAGGTAGAGTCTGTTCTTGAACATGACGGTGATAGTACTACTGATGACGCAGTGTCTATGGCAAAAGTCGAGAGGAAGCTTGAGAAGATCAAGTCTTCAGCATCAACTAAGTATACATTTGCGTTAGCAGTGGCTACTATTGGAATTATCGTTATTGGTATCTATTATCTATTACGTAGACGAGTGCGGCGGCTCGAGTCAGATGATGCCCCAATCTGCGTTTTCCGTGATCCTAAGACTGGAAAATGGAAACGTATTATTGGTTCACCACCTGAGCGGGTCGTTCTTGACTTGAATGAAGACTCACCACTGAATGGTAAGGTTGTTTTGATTGGTTCCACAGAAATTGCTTCCGCCCCAGCGTGGTTAGCGAGTAAAATTTCTTATGTGGCTGGTCAAAGTAAGCGACCATTACGTGTTAAGGAAGCGCGCAAGTTGAGATTGTCTCGTGGTAGACATAATCAGTGGTACGCATATGACGAGCGGGGTCGTAGTGTTAATATTCATGATGATGATATTCTTATCTTTCGTGACCGCACTGATGCGCAGGATTTCGATCAAGAAATCGGCATTGGTGAGGATCAAACGATTGGATATGGCGAAGATTACTGGAATGATTTTGACGAAAGAGTAGATCCTCGTCAAGGTCCTAAAATGTCCGGTACTTATGTCGCAGGCATGGAACGAAATGCTCGTGATTGGAACAAACGTCGTGGGGAGATGGTCACACAAGTGTGTGAGTCAATTTCCTATCACGATAAAGAAGGTCTTCGAGAAATCGTAAAGAAAGTCGTTGATCGTTTGTTTCCATCCACTGAGGAACCAGCTAGTACGGAGCTTGTTCCCATCACGCCAGTTGTGCAGGTTAGTGATGTTCCAACCGTCGCTCAACCCCTCACCGAATCCCAAATGTTGGATCGCATTAGGCAAACTGTTGCTGATGCGTTACAGTCATTAGGAAATAAGGTTGCACCGCCACCTGTGGTACAGGTGCCAGATGAAGCTTTCAATGATCCTCCAAATATCTTGAAAGAGTACTCTGCTCCTGTAACCGAGTCGCAGTTGACGGACAAAATTCGCGCAGCGGTTTCTGCCATGATGCTTAATGCAAGTGTCAAGATAGCGCCGCCCGTGCCAATTGCACCCCCGGATGAGGTGTTGAATGTTGCTGGCGCACCAGCAGCAGCTTCGGTTCAGGAATCGGGGAAATATTGTCGTGATCAGAAGTGTGATGGCGAGTGTGGTAAAAAACACTTCCGCGACAAGTGCACTAAGCAAAACTGTGATCAGAAAAATTGTGACAAGTGGCACAATGTGAAACAGCAACCAAAAGTGTCAATTCAAAAACTTGTCAAGAGCAAGTCAAAAGAGTCTCTTGCGACCGCGATTCCTATCACTCAACAACACCATGAACTTAGACATTGTACAATCATTGTCAAGTACGAAAAGCACCAACAAGTTGCTTATGGTTTTGGATTGTTGAATCGCATTATCACAGTGAAACATATCTTCAGCTCGAGCGTTCAGGAGGTTACGGTCGTCTTTAAACCGGACGGCGAGAACGAACCTATCTGGACAGTCATTTCTAAAGATCAGATCAAACTGTCCCCGAAGTATGACATTGCCTCACTCCCAATTGTTAAAGGTATGCAATGTTACCGTTTCACAGAGTTTCGTGAACGGTCAGGTGCATGCACTTTGTGGAAGACATCCACCAAAATGGAGGCTGGTGATTACAAACTCCTCTCAGATGGCGTGACTGTGGAACATTCATGTCCAACTGTGTTGGGAGATTGTGGCTCCGTCGTGTGTGATTACCGAGGAGTCGTGTTTGCAATGCACTATCTGGGTGGTACTCGTACTCAAGGTCCTCCAGATAATCAGGCACTGTTGTTGACGAAATCCGTTTTGGAAGGTATCGTCACAGTGCCAAATTTTCCCCCTGCCCCAGCCAGCCTTTAAAGGCGCTGGCTCGGCACGAGACTCTTGTGGGTCGATCTCTCGTGTTGAGTGGGCAGCAACTAGACCCAAAGTGGGAGGACTTATTAGCTAAAGGATGCTTTGAGTTTCTCGGCCGTGCACGGCGAACGAGACCTCAAATTGTTGAACATGAACCAAACAGTAGCTTTATACAGTTCTTCTGCGAAACTTACCCATCAAAGCCACTACCAACCGAGTTCTTGTGGGCTAAGGGAGACGTTGCCGCTGAAAAGCGCGCGCTGACCAAGTACTGCAAGTTGCAACCGATCTTTGAACATGAAGCACTCTGCTTTGCAAAACACATGTTGTTTAGAGAATTCTATCCCGTGTGTGCTGGAGTTGGCATCATGTCACAAGATGCAGCTTGGTTGGAATGTGACCACTCGTCTAGTCCTGGTTATCCCTGGTCCTTTTTGCGTACGAGTAAGTCTGACATCTGGAAAGTTCCAAAATTTCAAGAGAGTATGGCAGCTTATTTTGACGAATTAGGCACTGGTGAGGCCTGGACTCCTATCTGGACGTCTTCAATTAAAACGGAACTCCGACCAACCGAGAAAGTATTGGCTGAGAGATTACGTGGTTTTGTGGCGTCTCCGATAGAGTTAACTCTTGCTTTCATTAGGTTGTTTGGTGAATTCAACTCAAGATTGTACGCTGCCGCAAAAAATGGCCGAACCTGGGTCAAGGTCGGCATGTCAAAGTACTATCGAGGGTGGGATGAACTTGTGAAACTCGTTGCACGGAAAGGACCGTGGAAAGGGCAAGCAACCGACATGAGCGAAATGGATTCATCTTTGAACAATATTCTCTCCGACATTCTTTATGATTTCAGAAAAGAATGTATTTGCCGAGGAGACAAAGAAATAGCTGCAAAGATTGATGAAGTTAAGTTTCATGTTCAACATAGTGTAATCATTACCACGGATGGTCATTTATTGCAAAAATGCACTGGCAATCCTTCTGGGAGTGGAAACACGTCAATTGATAATTCGTTGGCGTTGTTTTTGCTCCTGGCTTATGGATTTGCAGTGTTACTATGGCCTAAATACGATTTAACTCATAATGCATTTGGTGATTTGTTCATGAATAGCGTAGTTGCCTTCATGTACGGTGACGATGACACCGCATTCTTTTCACCTGAGATAAGTTCATTGTGCAATATGCAATTGTTAAAACCTGTATTTGCTAAAGTATTTTTTTTTATGACCTTCGAGAATGATGACGAGTCTCTGTTGCCTATGCAGAGGTTATCATTCTTATCAAATGGTTTTTGGTGGTGTGAGAGGTACTCAGTGTGGGTGCCACGACCTGGATCAGCCAAACTATTAGCTTCATTGCTCTTCGGGAGCAAGTGCACTGATGTGCGCTGGTCAATTTTGCGAGCGTATGCAATTTTGATTGAAGGCTATTGGAATGACGAAGTTCGAGAAGTGACGTCCGCTTATATTGATTATTTGTTTAGGAAATATAACGAACACTTCGTTGATGGTGAAGTGTATTGTGGTATTACTTGGCAAAGCATCAAGAGTGTCTTTCGCACTCATTCGCAAATTGAGACGCTGTACGTTGGTAAATTAGAAGGTGGGGTTGACACTTTAAACACTGTCCGGCACTCAACCGAGTGTTTAAGAAGAATCTTAGAAGTCGTAAACGACGATTCTTTTTCTGATGGCCAAATCAGCAGCTCAAAAAGCAAAACGCGCATTGAAGCGAAAGGAAAAAGCTGTTAAGAAAGCAGTTTCAAATGCGATCGCCGGCAGTGGTAAATACCGTAAAGCTGGAGGCAAGGTTACACGCCTACGCGGGTCTGGCAACTATCTCTCTGATGTTGTTGACGCTGTGTCAGGTGTTGCTAATTATGCTCCATCTACCGGTGTGGGCCGGGCTGCCTCTTCTGGTGTCAATGCTATTGCTTCTGAAATTGGGGTTCCAAAATCTATCTCAGGAGCATTGGGAAACGCCGCAGGGTGGCTAACCAAACTGTTCGGTTTCGGCTCCTATTCTACGTTTGGCAGTGTGAAGAAAAACTCATTTATGGGAGGGACCTCTGCGTCTGGATTTCAAACCAACGCACCTCCAACCTTTGCCGGTTCGGCGAGGCAGACGACTATTCGTATTCGTCACGATGAGTTCATTGCTGATGTGAATTCTTCTATCAATTTCAACAAAACTACTTACTCCCTCAATCCCGGAAACACGCTCCTCATGCCCTGGGGCTCCGCAATCTCTGGACTCTATGAGGAGTTCAAGTGGCATGGAGTCGTGTTTGAGTACCGTGCGACATCAGCGTTTGCTGTTGGGACCACTTCCGCCGCAATGGGGACAGTGATTCTTGCAACGGACTATGATGCGTATGACGATGCTTTTGTGGACAAACGATCGATGGAAAATGCGATGTTTGCCACAAGTTGCTCGCCGTTTGAGGGGATTTGTCATCCCATCGAGTGTGCCAAGTCGATGAATCCTACAAATACCATGTTCGTGCAGAAAGGCATACCGACAGCCAGTAACGTTCAAGGTGATGCCAGAATGGATATTCTGGGCAACTTCTCGATCGCAACTGTGGGTCAACAAGCTGACAACACGAAAATTGGTGAATTGTGGATTCACTATGACCTGGAATTGTCTCGTCCTGTTCTCGATCAAGCAACAAGCAGTTTCAGCCAGCAATACTCGGCTGCCGCAGCTGTTGGAGGACCTTGGACGTTTCAACAAAACACAAAGCCTGCTGGTGGTTGGACGGCAACATATGGTAGTGGTGCCACTTGGAACTATTTGAACTTTGATTCATCTGGGATTCCAACTGGCACTTACCTTGTTGTTGCTCGCTCAACTACAAGTGCTTCGATCACGGGATTCACATCACCGACTGCGTGGTATGCTACAGGAGCCATCACGATCAAGCCGAATGATGTGTATGACCGTACGAGTGGCACTATCAACTCGAAGACGATGAATGACGCAGTAGCTGAGGGCGTTCAAAACTGGGGCACAGCGGTTGCTATTGTGACTGTGACAGGGCCGGGCGTACTTACGTACCGGTCTTGTTATGCAGGAACGGGCACTGTCTATGCCGACGTTTTCTTCGCTAGCTACAATCCCGCCAGCTTGTCACGTCGTGGCAGGCGAGTAATGGATGTGGATTCAGATGTGTCTGTCTTGAGTAACGAGTTGAAGCAACTCAAGATGTTAGTGGCGTCAATTGCTCCAGGAGCATTTGACACCAATGATGATAGTAGTTCATCTAGCGCCTCATTTAAGAGTCCCGCTTCAGCTACACCGCAACCACGATTCGGAATTTCTACTAGAATTTCGTGAAGAGTGCGTTGCGAGGGTGAGCCGGAGTAGGAAGTTCAGTCTGTAGGTTTTTCATTTTTTCTACTATAGATTTCTTCGCAAGGTTCGTCGCCTTAAGACGTTTTTCCTTCGCCCCGAAAGGGACGCAACCCGTAGCGTTGCATGGTTTCGGC